GTTTAGGCATTTTATTTTCCTTCCGCTTTGGCGATGGCTTGTTCGGTAAACCCCTGCACCTCATCGGTTCGCAGGGTAGTGCGGCCCGTTTTATGTTCTGGGTCAAAATGCCATAATAGATTTTTGCAGGCCTCCAAAAGTTCGGGGGCGGCGGCGATAAGGCGAGCGTTGGCCACACCCTCTCCATTAAAGTCAATTGTCTGTGCAACTGGATATAGAGTTGTTCCGTCCTCCTCTAAACGCATTCTTCCTGTTTCTGAAAATATGTATTTGCAATTGTGGGGCTGTGATCCTTTGTGCCATGGTCCTGGCGTATGTTTTGGTGTCATTTCAAACCTCTTTGCCCGGTAGGCCCGGGCGGGCCGTGAAGGGTTAAGCTATCTTTCGCAGAGTTCATTGCGTCCGCACGTGCAACCATCTACACCGCACAGGGCCTTAGCGACCCTATGCACCCAGGCAGCTTGAGCGGGCGTGCGATTGTCAGGGTGAGTGTTAAGGATCTGGTTAATTTCTTTTCGGGTCTTGGGTGTGCGGTATTCGGTCCCGTGGAAACTATTAGTTAGTGTTGTCATTGTTCCTTCCCTCCTTTGTTTAAGTTGCGTTATCATGTATATGTATTATATGCTATGATATATATAGGTCAAACTCGATTTAGCTCGACTATGAGCGATTGAGCCAGACTAGGTTATTTTTTGTACGCCGTTCAATAATAAATTGCGAGCATAAGCAGGCAAAATAACAAGCAAATTAGAATACTTGGTCAAAAAACATGAAATTATTATCTCAGCTATGGTCGAATTATCTCTTATTTACTGCGATTTGTGCTTGACTTTTGATTCGAACCTGTTACAATGGGCGCATGATAGCGCGTGATAATGGCCCAGTCGGCCACGGTAATATGATCCATAGCGCCATCATAAGACATAAACAGGCAAGTCCCGGCTGCGCTGATCCCCGGCGCTTCGTGCACCCTGGAAGCAAGGGCCGCAGAGCAAAATAACCTAGTCGCCCGGTGATACGGAACAGAGACTTTAAGTCCAGGGAGTTCGCAACTGCCTGGCTAGGCCGCACGGTCTAAGGTGTTTGGGAGCCCTAAAATCCGAGGGTAGCCCGGCTGACAATAGCTGGTTAACCTAACTGTTTATGATCAGAGCTTCTCAATATAGGTTTAAGGGGGTCAAGGTTTATTAAGATAGATATTATAATTTATTTAACGATTATAGGTAGATAAGTAAGATTATGATTCGGGTAATGCTAAATTTTTTAACAATCAAAAAATTGCGCAGCTCGTTTTTAGCGATAATGATCATGATAGCTGCTTTGCTGAGCATGTCAGCGGTCTGTAATGCGGGGAGTACGGATGTAACCCAGGGGGACAAGTCAGAAGTCCAGCAAATTCTTGGGTTTAAGCTGTTTTTATCTAACGGAAAAACGCTTGCGGTCGACCCACAGGCCATCGCTAAACTAACGCCGCGGGAAACCATACGGCTGCTACTGCTGTTTGATTTTGCGGCCAATGTTTATCAGGTGTTCGGACAGGACGCTCACCCGGACCTGATGTACGCAATCGCTTGCAAGCTGTTTCCTGAGGAGAAGGGTAAGACGCATGACTAAGGGAGTTATTTCTTTCCTTCATTCTGAGGTTGCGGACTTTCCGGTCTTTGCTCACGGCCGGGGGAGTCCGTTGCTAGTCAGTTCCACCATCTTCAGGGACGCTGTTGGGTCAACGGTAGCGCCCCCTGAAGATGGGTACTGATTCATTTTAACATCGCATGTTTGTTGGCCGTTTAAGCACAGGAGAACATAAAGATGCCAGGGACCAGAGAACAGGCCCTAAAAAACCTAAAAAAGAAAAAAACCCGGGGTAGGCCAAAAGGCGCTAAAAACAAGGTAAGGGGGAGTTTAATAACTCAAATCCTGGAGATTACTGCGCATTTAAAAGAAAAAGGTATGGGTCTGGAGCACTGTGCGGAAGAAAACCCTAAGTGGTTTTTCGAGAATTTCTACAAGGCGATTATCCCTAAAAACGTTCAACATTCTGGTGATCCCGGTAATCCGCTGGAAGTTATATTTGGCCTGACCGAAAAAGCGGCCCAGAAAATCAAAGATGAAAAAACCCGAATAGATGAGCTTGCCCGCATTAAAAATAAATAGCGCGGAAATAGCGCACGAGGCGTGGGAAGCGCTCAGGACGGCGACCTATGCTCAGGCTATTGAAATATATGACCTGTATTTGAATAAGTACGGGTGCAGGGCGGACACGGAGTTTTGCGCCGAATTGGGTAAAATAGATAGGTTTTTTCTCTTATTCCATACCTTGCGCCGGCCGGACGTTATACATCCGTGGTTATATAAGCGAGCAAGAGAAGTTCAGGCTAACCCCGATGGATATTTAGACATATGGGCCCGCGAATCGTATAAATCAACAATTATTACCTTCGCTGGTTCGATTCAGGAGATTATCAACGATCCCGAGATAACTATCGGTATTTTCAGTCATACCAGACCGATTGCCAAGGGCTTTTTGGATCAGATTAAGCAGGAGATTGAGTACAATCCGCTACTGCATCAATTTTACCCGGATATTTTTTGGAAAGACGCTAAAAAAGAGGCTCCTACATGGTCACTGGACATGGGGATAGTGGTCAAGCGCAAATTTAACCCCAAGGAAAAGACCGTTGAAGCGTATGGCCTGGTAGACGGTATGCCGACCAGCAAGCACTTTAAGTTAATGATTTACAATGACGTGGTAACAGACAAGTCGGTTACTACCGCAGATATGATCTTAAAAACCACTCAGGCGTGGGAATTGAGCCGAAACCTGACGGCCGGCGGCCCGACCAGCGCACGCCGCACCTGGCACGAGGGAACCCGATATAACTACGCTGACACCTATCAGGTAATTATTAATCGTGGAGTATTCAAGCCGCGTGTATATCCCGCCACAGTAGACGGTACCCCGGACGGTGAGCCTGTTTTTCTCACCCAAGAGGCGTGGGCAGAAAAAAAGAAAGAATCAAGCGCTTATACAATCGCCTGTCAGCAGCTATGTAATCCCCTGGCCGGCGAAGAGCAGGAGTTTAGGCGTGACTGGATCAGGCGATGGGAAGTCAGGCCCAAGACCTTGAATGTGGCAATACTCGGAGATCCGGCTTCAAGCAAGAAAAAAGGGTCCAGCAATACCGCTATGGCCGTAATCGGCACAGACGCAAGCCGGAACAAGTATTTACTGGACGGCGCGTGTCACAAGATGAACCTGGCCGAACGGTGGAACACCTTGAAATATTTGAGAAAGAAGTGGATTAACGCTCCAGGCGTTCAGTCTGTAACGGTGGGATACGAAAAATACGGTATGCAGGCGGATATAGAGCATTTCAAGGAAATGATGAAGATCGAGAAATATTCGTTTCCTATCGAAGAAGTTTCCTGGACACGAGACGATACTAACGCTAAAGACGACCGTATTCGCAGATTAATACCTGACCATCAAAACTGGCGGTTTTTCTACCCGTGGGAACCGTACAAAGACGAAGCGGGCAACCTGATTGAAACTACCGCTCAAATCAGAGACGCAATAGAGCGAGGACAGGGAAACCTAATAGCCAGACCCATTAAACGGCGTAATCACGAGGGGAAAATTTATAATTTAGTTCAATGGTTTATAGATAACGAATACCTATTTTTTCCAGCGACAACGGCGAAGGATTTTTTGGACGCTATGAGCAGATTTTATGATTTGAGTATGAATCCGCCCCAGGTAGTCAAAGAAGAGGACCTGTTGCCGCCATATGTGGGAGATGATTGATTATGGCGGAAAGAACGTTTAGTTGGCTAACGCTGGTAACCGAGGCTGACCCTGAGCATTACGAGATAGATGACGCCTATGAGTTCAGTAACGGACGGACGTTTAAGAGCACGGACTCAGGTTCGAGTGGAGTATATGACCAATAATTACACTAATCACCCGGATTACGACCAGCTGCCCGAAGTAATTAAGACGGTATACAGCCACAAGGAATACGCATGGTTGTCTGATGATGAAAAAGCTCGGCTAATTGAAACCGAATGCAACCCTGAAGTACCCGAAGTAGAGGAAGATTAAGTGTTCAACGTCGAAGAATATCTTAATACTGTTCATGAATTAAGAGATTTATATGATGAGGTATGGGAAAAAACAAAAGATGGTATTTGGAGCGAATCCGCAGAAGACAGTGTGTGGGAAATAGAGCGACCTTTGTATGGTTTACTTCGTGACCTTAAAAGTTTTGGTGAAATGCTTTTTGAACTTAGGTGTTTGCGGGAAGCTGCTCCCGACGTAGCCAGAAAAATAATCGAATACAGGGATGTTCTCAACGATTATAAAGACGGGCTTGCAGAATTACAGCAAGCAATACGGGAGGCACAACATGATCAAGAAAAACAAATTGCTTAATCCTTCGCTTTTTTTGGATGATTTAAATAAATCCAGAGATGAAATAAACAAAATTGACGATAACGACAAAGAAATAGGCGGAGAAATAAAAAAAGCCTATTTGAAAATAGTTGATGGAATTAACGGGTTAGCTATCCAGGCTTTCAAAAACGAATTTTTGGGGATGAAGTGGGATCTTCTGGCCGATGAATCAAGTTTTGATGAAGTAATTAAGGCGATGGAAAAAGAAAATTCAAGGCAAGGCAAACTTGGACGTGCTATCGGGGCATGTGACGAATTGGAAGAAAAGATTGATTCGGCTAAACGCGAATTGCAGGAATTAAGGAACCCCGAAGCCGCTAAAGCGTATCAAAAAAGGCTTCAAGATAGAGCGACATTAAATGTCAGTCTTTAATCTCAAGCCAGACACGGGCTATGAAATTAAGCCGGTAGAAGGTCACGAATTAGCGGACATAGCGCTGGCTAAACGCTGCGCGGACGCTCTAAACGAGCATTATCCCGGTCATTTATGGGCTGTACATCTCAATGATGAAGAGATGGGCGGCATATTAATAATTCGCAATTTAGCGGTATCGTTTCAATACGGATATGTGTTGCATTTATCAACAATTCATGCTGACCCAAACTTGAAATGCGTAATGCGGGCAGGTGGTGAAATATTAGAACGAGCCAGTATGATTCGTGGCCGATGGGACGGTGAGGACGCAAAGTATATCGAGGGAGTAAAGCCTCAACATCAGCCTTTTGGCGGGATAATTATATGATTAAGTCCGAAAATTTAATTCTCCCCTGAAAACAGGGGGGTCGCAAGTTTAAGGCGGCTGGTGGGAGCCCCGTTCTTCTATTAGCCGTCTTGCTTGCAAAAAAAATAAGAGACATATGGCAGACGAATCGATCAGCAAAGACATTTGGTTGGAGAGAGCGGCCAACGCTTATTCTCAGTCAACTTCGTATGTTGACAATAATTATAGAAAAAAATGGAACGAGGCCCTTCGTTTTTTTCAGAGTAAGCACCAGGCCGGGTCAAAATACCGCAAAGACGCTTATAAATATCGTTCTAAGGTTTTTCGTCCTAAATCCCGCGCAGCCACACGTAACAACGAAGCGGCAGCGGTAGCGGCTTTTTTCGCCAATCAAGATGTAGTTGACGTCTCTCCTCAGAATCCAAACGATGATTCACAACAGGCTTCAGCTGACGTAATGAAGGAATTATTGAATTATCGTCTGCAGAAAACTATTCCATGGTTTTTAACCTGTATTGGCGGCTACCAGGACGGTCAGGTTGTTGGCGTGATGGTTTCCGAGAACTATTGGGATTACAAAGAACGCACGGAAAAGCAGTATGAACCGGTTATAAATGAAGAAACCGGTGAACCGTTATTTGATGAAGAAACCGGCGACCCGATTATGAACGAAATAAAGGTAACGGTTCCGGTTAAAGACGAGCCCTGTATTGATTTGTTTCCCGTGGAAAACCTGAGAATCCATCCTTCAGCCAGTTGGGTAGACCCTATTGGCACGTCTCCGTATGTTATTCGTCTAATTCCCATGTATGTGGGAGAAGTTAAGGCTCGGATGAAAGCGCAAGATTCTAAAACCGGAGAGCCAAAATGGAAACAATTAGACGATGGTGAGATAAGATCCGCTCAAAAAAACATATATGACAGCACCCGCCAGACACGAGAGGAAGATAGAGAGGACAGCGGGGACCAGGATCACACAAAAGAATTAGGCGATTACGACATAGTGTGGGTACTCAAGAATTTCATACGGCATGAGGGCGAAACATACGTCTATTATACGCTGGGTACGCAATACCGTTTAACCGACCCTAAACCCCTCAAGGAAGTCGTTTTTCACGGCGAAATACCCATTACCATGGGATATGTGGTTGTAGAAACGCATAAACTTTTTCCTTCTGGCTTGATTGAATTAGGCGCTAACCTTCAAAAAGAAATTAACGAAATCGCTAATACCCGGCTTGATAACGTTAAGCTGGTGATGAACAAAAGATGGAAGGTAAAAAGGGGTTCTCAGGTTGATTTGCGTGCTCTGGTGCGTAATGTGGCTGGAGGAGTAACTCTGGTTGAGGAAATGGGAGATGTTGAGGGAGAAGAATTTCACGATGTTACCGGGTCCAGTTATCAGGAGCAAGATCGTCTGAATGTTGATTTTGATGAAACCGTGGGGTCTTTTTCCGCATCCACCATCCAAACTAACCGCAGGCTGAACGAAACCGTGGGCGGAATGCAGATGCTTAAAGGCGGCATTAACAGCCTGGTCGAGTATTCCCTGCGGGTGTTTGCCGAAACATGGGTGGAGCCAACTCTCCGGCAATTAGTCAAACTGGAACAATATTACGAAACAGACGAGACGATTTTAGCAATTGCGGCAGAAAAAGCGCAATTAGTTAAAAAATACGGCATTAACAAAGTAACAGATGATTTATTAAACCAGGAACTTACCTTGAATGTGAACGTTGGCATGGGAGCCACGGACCCGATTATGCGGGTACAAAACTTCATGTTGGGTATCAGAACCATCGTAGAGGTTATAAAAACTGACCAGAGCGGCGTGTTAGATATTCAGGAAATTGCTAAAGAAGTGTTTGGCCGCATTGGGTATAAGGACGGCGCTCGATTCTTTATTGAGGCCATGGGCGATGATCCTGAAAAAATGCAGATGGCTCAGGTTATCCAGCAGTTACAGCGGTTAGTGCAGGCGTTAAAGGCAGAGCTTGAAAGTAATATCGGCGAACAGAAAACAAAGGTATTGATTGAAAGAATGAAGCAGTCAGGCGCAAGCCAGCGGAAGGAAGCTGAGCTGAAAACAAAACTCGTAGAAAAACAGTTAGATTTATTGAATCCGGTAGTGGGAGAAAAACCAGGTGTTAGACCTCAAAACGCTTAGCAAGGATGACTGGATACTTCTGTCTGATCAAGCCAAGGCTTTTATGGAAAGTAAGCTATGGCAGTATATAGAGGCCATGGTTTACGAGGAACAGCGGGTCGGTATGTATAAATTAGCGAACATAGACCCCGATGACGCAAAGAAAATCAGGGACATCCAAAGCGATATAGCAGTAGCGGAAAGAGTTCCCCAATGGTTTATTTCGCTTATAAATGAAGGGGAGCAGTTAATACAAGAAAAAATAATAGAAGAAGCAGAAGGAGAGTAAGAACAATGGGAAACGGTGCTACCAAAAAAGGCGTACCGGATGAAACAAGGCCGGTAAATCCTCGATTAGCAGAAATGGAGCAGATTGTACTAAACAGCCTGAAAGACAGGCGAGAAGAAATTGAACTGCCACTCGAGGAGAAGGACGAAGAAAAGATCGAAAAACAAGAAGATCCTGTTAAGGCCGAGCAGGACATTCAGGACGAACCGGATGAAAAGGCGGAGAAAGAAGGCGTATCTCCAGAAGAGACCGTTGATGAAGCCAAAACCGAGGTAAAACCGGAAGAACCTGAAGAACCGGAAGAAGCCGGAGAGGTCGAAGAACCTGAAGAAAAGAAGACGAATCTTCAACAAACGATCACCATTAAGGTTGATGGCGAAGAACGCGAGGTCTTGCTATCTGAAATTACAGACGCGGGTATTAGAACCTTGCAAAAAGAAGCCACAGCCGACAAGCGCTTGGAAGAAGCCACCCGGGTTTTAAAGCAGGCGCAGGAGCTATCCTTACAGAAGCAAGAGGACGCTGACCAGAAAGAAGAAATCATCCCGGACGAAGAAGTTGACATGGCTCGCATTAAAGAGCTTACGGAGGCGATTAGGTACGGAGATGAGGACGAAGCGGCGGAAGCTCAAGTGCAGCTTCTCAAAATGGGACGCGGGGAACAGACACCCACTATCCCTTCAGAAGACGAGATTGTTCAAAAAGCCGTAATCGCAATAACTCAAAATCAAATCAAGACGCAATTCAGTCTACCCAAGGAAAAGGGCGGCTTTAAAGACCTGATGGATGATGCAGAGTTGTTGTATATCGTGAGCCAGCGTGTCGACGCCAAAATAGCAGGCGGAGCCCCAGACATATGGGAAACCTACCAGGAAGCTGGCGAAGAAGTGCGCGCTAAATTTCTACCAGAGTCAAAAAAAGAAGATTCAAACCTATCAAAAGACAAAGACGAATCTAATGACGGTTTGGAGAAAAAGAAAAAGCGGAAGAAATCAATCGACACTGTAAAAAGTGCTAATGAAAAATCAATAACAAGCACAGAGGACCTTAATCCTTCGCTAGACAGCGCAGAGAAAAGAACGAAAATTGTTCAAGACATAAGGAAGGCAAGAGGGCAACCCTCTGTTTAGTTTTATAGGAGGTTAATTTTGGCAGGTCAAGTATGGGTCGTAAACTCGCTCGGCGGATATATGTATAGCGATAATTTATCCAAAGAGCTGAGAATGGCCGTTCAGCCCTTGGTAAAGTTCCGTGGTGTAACTTATTGAAATCATGGCGGAATTAAAACCACACTATATGCTGGAACGCCTTAAAGTTTTCATAACTAACTATGTAAAATGATGAAAAATGTAACAATAGGTAATCAGCAGGAAATCTTGGATATCGCTTGGTTGGCCGGGATGTTAAACGGTGACGGCTGTTTTTCTTTACAGGTAAGGAAGAGAAAAGAAAGAAAAAATCAACATGCGGCGCAAGTTGATTTGAGCCTCGCTTTAACCCAGACCGATGGAGTTATTATAGAAAAAGCGAAAATCGTCATGGAGAAAATAACGGAAGCAACTCCCCATATCGTTGAATACGCCCCCAGTGGAGCGGGAAAAAACACCAAGCTGAATCTCAGGTATTCAAAAATGGCGCATATTAAAAAGTTATTGGAAGCGATTGAGCCCTTTTTGGTTGGCAACAAGGCTGCCAGGGCCAGGCTTATTATGGCATACATAAACAGAAGGCTTTCAATGACTGATGTTGCCACAAGAAACAAGAATCCTCTTCATGATAAAACCAGTTGGCAGCTTATTAAAAAATATTACAGCAGCCAAAATAAAGATTTTCCAAAGGATATTCAAGCGATCCCCAGAGGCTAATACGTGGGGCGCTGTTTTTTTAATAGACAGTGATGATAGAGTCCGAACTTTGGTAAAAGCCAGAGAGGAAAAGTCGTGAGACATGTTCCCGCCACATAAACAGTGGTCAGTAGGTAATAAACCGAAAGTAACAGAATTGCAGTTTTGTGACGTGAAGGATGCCACCCAGCAAGGATTGTCTAAGGGTGACACCTTTCATTGGAACGTATACCAAGACGTAGCAACACAGGGGGGTACTCTTGTTGAGACCGACACGATGCCCGAAACCCAATTCACGATTACTCAGGGAACATTAAGCATTACGGAATACGGTCAATCTGTGCCTTATACCGGCAAGCTGGACAGTCTCTCTGAACATCCCGTGAAGGAAATTATTAACAAGGTCTTAAAAAACGATGCGAAGAAAGCGTTTGATATTGCAGCTCATGCTCAATTCAATAATACTCCGCTTCGTGCGTATCCGACTAGCGGTACAGCTACGGATGCGGTGTCCATTGCCACCACGAGTACGGTTGGCGGTACTTCTAGCGTGGCCCTTAATACCGGTCATGTCAAGGCTATCGTAGATGCCATGAAAGAGCGAAATATTCCGCCTTATAAGGCTGACGATTATTACGCGATTGCCTGGCCCACGACTCTTAGAACCTTTAAAAACAGCCTTGAAAGTATCCAAAAGTACACTCCTGAAGGTTTTAGCATGATCATGAACGGTGAAGTTGGCCGATATGAAAACACTCGGTTTGTCGAGCAGATGAATATTGATAAAGCCGACACCGCTTATACCGATTGGTGTTTCTTCTTCGGGGAAGATACGGTGGCCGAAGCAATTGCGGTCCCAGAAGAAATGCGGGGTAAAATTCCAGGCGATTACGGACGTTCCAAGGGTGTAGCCTGGTTTTATCTCGGTGGATTTGGCCTTGTTCATACCGCTCACGCGCAAGCCCGCGTCGTGAAGTGGGAAAGCGCAGCTTAAGGAGGTATGAAACATGCCATATGATGATGCAAAATACGGTGTAATTAACCGAAAGTGGTTCGGTCTTACCAAAAAGCTCGGCGGTGACTGTGCGGATGGCTACGAGATAGGTAGCGCAACAGCCCAGACCCATTTGGCCCGCTGGTATCCACGCGGACCGATCAAGGTTCTTAAGGTTGGATTTATGGTCTTAGGTTCACTTTCCACTCCGGCTACAAACGCGGACGTGGAGCTTGTGCCTTTAAGGTTTTATAAGTCCAGTTCCGCAGGAGCTTCCCTCGATACCTTAATCGCCAGTGATGGCATTGTCGCCTGTGATACTGGGCGTAATTCACAGTACGAGATTGCCTCTAAGGAGACAATTGCCAGTCCTGAAATCGAAGCCGGCCGTTTTATCAGTATCCGAACCGGATCTCCAACAAGCGGTGACGGTACGGTTGACAACGGCACCGTAGGCGGGTCTCTGGCGTTCTTCATTGACTGGATACCCAAGCATGAAGGCGAAAACGGTAAGTGGGATGTTTAATTAACTATTAACCTATAACCCGGCGGGGGGGCTTGGTTCCCTCCCGCCTTTTAGAAAGAAGAATTAGATGATTCGTAAACTAAAGATTGCGATGATAAGCGGTCATGCCTGTGTTCGAGTGCAGAAGATGGCGCTTCCTTTAATTTGGAAGGGTCATGATGTGCATTTGATTGCTAAGGCAATGCCTTCCGGTTATCAGCACTATCAAACGCTTTCGTTCGCAGAGGGCGTAAATCACTACATAGAGGCCATTAAGCAATATGCCCGGTTTGTGGACGTATTCCACTGTCACAACGAGCCTTCATGGTTTGTAACGGCCGTTAAAGAGCATTGTGACGTACCTGTGGTGCTGGACGTACACGATTCATATTTAGCCAGAGTGACGGAGGAACAGCTACAGGCAGAGCGGGAAAAAGGCGCGGACCTGCACCGGCATTATTCGGAAGAACGTAATAATTTCCAGATGGCTGATGCCCTGGTTTTTCCGAGCAAGCCCTTTGGCGACCTGATTATGAAAGAGTATGCCCTAAATCAGCCAAGTCTTGTACTGCCTTCTTATGTGTCTCGCGCGGATTATCAGTATCGGGGCGGGCCGTGGCTGGGCGGTTTAGCGTATGAAGGCAAGGTCAATCTCACCAAAGAGATAAAAACGGGTGGCAAGAACTATGGTTTTAAATACTGTGATTACGAGGAATTAGCAAGACAGGCCCTTCGGGCAGGCATGGACTTGCATTTATACGCTACCAGAAAAGACGACAGTTTTATGAAAGCGTTTAAGGAAACGGCGTTTATTCACGAAGGCCGGCTGTTTCATAAACTGCTTGAATCTTTAACCCGCCACGATTGGGGTTTGGTGGGGAACGTCTTTTATACTCCCGAATGGGACGTAGCCTTTCCGAACAAGCTATTTGAATATATTGCGGCTTCCGTACCCGTGGTTGCGATAAACGCAAAATACTGCAGTGAGTTTATTCAGGAACATGGCGTGGGAATTGTGGTGGATTCAATAGAAGAATTGGCAGGCAGATGGGGCGAACATCGGCAATGTAGAGAAAATCTAGTTAAAGTACGTCAGAAATTCACTATGGAAAAACACATTGGAAAACTGGAAGAACTGTACGAGGGGTTATTGTGAGAGATGCTTCTAAATCCGAACAAGACATTAATACTTGCGCCGCATCCCGATGACGCTGAATTTGGTTGCGGGGGAACTATCGCCAAGCTTTTAAATCAAGGGCGAGATGTAAGTGTCATGGTTTTTTCCAAGGTAAATCCAGCCATCAATCCGCCTGAAACCCTGACGGTTGAGCTTAACGAGTCCATGAGACGGTTCGGAGTTATACGTACGGCTGTTAAGGTTTACGATTTTCCAATGCGCCGCCTGAATTATGTACGTCAGGATATCTTACAGGAGTTAATGGATGTAAAAGATGAAATCGACCCGGACCTTGTTTTTATTCCTTCTCCTAACGATGTGCATATGGACCATCTTACAATTTCTCAAGAAGGTTTGCGGGCTTTTAAGGGGGTGACTACGCTTGGCTATGAGCTTCCCTGGAACAATTTTAATTTTAAAACACAGGTTTTCGTTGAATTAAACGCGGCTGATGTTGAATGCAAGATAAGCGCTATTGAGGCTTATGAATCTCAAGCTCATAAAAAGTATGCCAGCCCTAAGTTTATTAAGGCGTTGGCCGTAACGCGGGGCGTACAAATCGGTTTTGATTATGCGGAGGCTTTTGAGGGTATTCGATGCGTCTTGAAATGATGGGAGATAAACAGCGGTTTGAGTTCGCCGAGTCTACGCAATCTTTTTGTTGTCGGCCGTTACGCGGACAAAATTGTTCTATCGCCAATGATGCGATTATCGGGCCTCACACGACCATTGGCGATAATGTGGTCATCAAGGCGGGTGTAATTATAGGCGATTACTGCAACATTAAATCGGGTTCTGTGATTGGGGACAAGGGGTTCAGTTTTGGCTTTAACGAAGACGGCATGGCTCATGAAATCGTTCATACTGGCGGTGTCATTATTGGAAATCATGTGGAGATAGGAGCCCTTTGTACCGTATGCCGGGGAACCGTGACTGATACGATTATCGAAAATTACGTTAAAACAGACGATCACGTTCATATAGCTCACAATTGTCATATTAAGAAAGGGGTTATTATCACGGCGGGCGCAATTTTAGGAGGAAGCGTAACCATAGAGCCTAAAAGCTGGCTTGGATTAAACTGTACCGTTCAAAACAAGGTGAAACTGGCGTGGGGAACGCTGGTTGGCACGGCGGCGAATGTTATCAAAAACACTGTCATTAGAGCCGTTATGACTGGCAATCCGGCAAAAATAATGCGGGTTAGAAGGTATGAAACATGATTGATGTCTTAATGCTGACCGGGCACGATTGGGCGAATACCGGATGGAGATTTTCGCAGTGCCTTCAAAGTCTTGGCCTTGAGGTTCTGTTTTTCAAGGGCATGATGCACCCCTTTTGCTACCCAGAGCAAGGCATAGTGCATCCGGCTTTGTATGAAATGGTTAAGGAACATGGAGCCCATACTCACCTGGCTTTTGAAGTGCCAAAGTTAAAATTTTATGCTGACAACGCTAAGGTGATTCATTATCGAGACTCAAGTTTTATTGATACTACCGCTGATTTGAGCAAAAAGCGGGTGGTCGTACAACATGGCGGCCGAACGTACAGGGTTGGACACGAGACTATTAATGAAATTTTTAATCCCATTGTAGACGCCACCCTGATTCAGATGCCAGACCTGTTAGGTCTGGGAGCGAAAAACGAACAACTTGTTTACTATCCCGTTCAAACCGAAAGGCTGTTGCCGCACTACAAAAGACAATATGACAGGTTAACTATAGGTCATTTTCCCACAGGGCAAATTGAAAAAGGTTCTTCTTTGATTGTTTCCGTTCTGGAAGAGCTTAATGCGGGCAAATTTAAAGATCGTTTTTACTTTATGGGAACAACGGATTTCACTAAAGCGCGTGGGAAAATGCTGTTATGGCAGGATCACCTTCAGCGCACGGCGGCTTGCGATATTATTATTGAAACGTGCTCCATGACGGCTCAGGGGCGGCCTTACGGAGAATGGGGAAATACGGCCATTGAAGCGGCGGCGTTAGGAAAAATCGTTGTTACTAACTCATTAAGCACAGAACTGTATAAAACGGAGTACGGCCCCGACTGCGCCTTGCATATTGCGAACAACGGGGAAGAAATGAAGGATGTTCTTTCTCGTTTATTGTCCATGACCGACAGGGAACTTCTGGCAGAAAAAGAAAAAAGCAGAGCGTGGGTGGAAAAGTATCATAGCATGGAGGCAACCGCCGCAAGGCTTTGGGATAAAATTTATAAGTATTTTTTTTAAAGGAGTTATTTATGAGCGATAAACCAGAGAATTTTAAGGGGATTAAGGACAATTACGGAGTTACTAAAAAAGACATTAGCCGGGGATTTACTCCTGGTATGGCCGAGGGAGAGACGCGCGGCGTTGACGATATTCCTATGCTGTATGACAGCATGGCGGGAGAAGAATTAGGCGGCTTTCTGGGAAGGGGAAAGGGATGGGAGCGGTAACAATTATGCTTGATAAAAGTAAACCCTATACCGTGGTTTCCGGTAAACCAGGCGTGGGCTATGAACAAAACGGCATGTTGTTCAAGCCGAACGGGGAGTTTAGCGAATTAACCTATGAAGATATGTCTCAAGGGGAAATTAACCAAAGGAAAATTGAGATGTTGTGGGGAAAAAATAATGAATGAACCGATAGTGCTTGATAAAAATAAGCCGTATCAAGAGGTGTTTGGTACGGCAGGGATTCGATACGAGCAGGACGGCAAGGCTTTTGACCCCGTGGGAAATCTCGTAACAAAAGTAAAGGATGACGGTTTTTTGTGTTCCGAGTCTGGTTGTCGATATAAGGCGAAAACGGAAGAGGAACTGAAAGCCCATATTATTCAGGAACATGGTGGTCCTCTGGAAGTCCAAATGGTGAAAGACCGCCTATACGACCTTTTTGTAGCGACAAATTCGGGCAGCCTTGAATTCCTGCATCCGAACGATAACGGCGGATTCGTTTATAACGATGGGACTCTGACCTTTACGATAATTGTGCCGAAATTTGACGCAGTTACGGTTTCCGGTCAGTCTGACAGGTCTGACAGGCCTGACAGGCCCGACAATGTTGATAGTGATTCCAAACTGCCCGTAGACGTTGACAGGATAGACGAAAAGGGAATCAAGAAATATCTTGACATAATGGCGGTAGATTATGACGGCAGGCTCGGGGAGAAAAAACTGCGGGTGTTGTTAAAAAAAGCCCTGAAAGAAAAGCCGAAAGAGGATGATACTTTTTAACGATTTTTGCGAACCCCCGCGCAATCAACGGGTTTTGTTTTTCAATCCGAGTTTGGCCTGGGAATATAACGTTTCTGTTACTGATTGGATTCGTGATGAGCTTAATTGCGAGACGTTCTCTACGCCGGCAACCTCGCTTGATAACGTTAAGGATTTAAATAAATACAACCTGGACTGCGCGATAGATCTTAGCCGGGCGTGTTTCAGAAAACCTGTTGACCCCCCGGTTTGTCCGTTTACCGGCAAACAAACCGTGCCCGTAAATATATCGGGGCCTTGGGGCTATTATAATATGTGTCAAGAAAGTAAGACTCTCGTGCTGGCCGACAGGCAGTTTTTGGATTTTGGTATTTATGATGATGATTATGGCGACCGGATAAGTACCAAGATTAATCCTCGTTATGCTTTGTTAGCCGGCGACATATTTCGGGACTGCAAATTGCCCGCGAATGGGAGTTTGTTGGACATAGGTTTTGCGAACACTGCCATTATGGTGGCTTTTGCCCGTAAGGGCTGGAAAGTTACAGGTATTGACCTCGCCTGTTCTCCTGTTAGACGCAAGCAAATTAAGGCGGTTGGCGGAAAATTCATTAAGAGCGATATTTCCAAAAATGAAATTAAGGGTACTTACGATATCGTTTGGGTTAGTCACGTTATTGAACATCTCACGAATCCCGCAGAAACCATTGAGCGCATATGCGGAGCGGTGGCGCCGGGCGGTTATTTGTTTGTGTCTGCGCCTGATTCAGAACCATGGTTCGATAAAGGCGATCAAACGGGCATTAGCGTTCATTTGCATCCAGAACAGCATGTTTGGATAGGCCCGTCTTCGCACGTAGCGAATATATGCAGGAATAATGGATTTACGATACTCAAAGATGAAAAATACGGAGATCCTTTCCCGGGTGCGTTTGAGTTTGTGACTATTAACGAATGGCGGTTATTGGCGCAAAAAGTATGAATACTCCTAAAGAAATCAGATACCTTGACCTATTAAGGCGTTGGCACGATCAGGACCTGGGTCCGAAGCGTCCGGGTAAATCGGTTTGTGTGGTGAGATATGGCGGGATAGGCGACTACATTCAAACTAGCTCCGTGTTACCCCGCTTAAAGGAACAGGGCTATCACGTTACCCTGAACGTAGAGTCGCTCGGATATGAATTAATGAAGCACGATCCATATATAGACGCTTTTTTTATTCAGGAAAAAGACCAGATTTTAAGGGAAGAACTCGGGCCGTATTGGGAAAAATTATGCGGGTGTTTTAGGAAATTCATTAATTTTAGTGAATCGGTTGAGGGTTCTCTGCTATCGGTTGAGGGGCGCATTCATCAATACTGGCCCAAAAAGGCTCGTCATGAATACATGAATCACAACTACCTTGAAATGATGCACCTGATAGCAGATGTGCCGCTAGTATATTCGCCGAGATTTTATTCAAGTCGCCGGGAAAAAAAGTGGGCGGGTCGAAAGAAAAAAAGCATGGGGGGCCGGTTTATTTTATGGGTACTGGCCGGGTCTTCGGGTCATAAGACATGGCCCTATCTTGACCAGATGATAGCCCGAATTATGCTCACTATGCCAGACGTAAAAATAGTGTTGGTTGGAGATGGTCTTGCACAAATGCTGGAAATTGGATGGGAGAAAGAACCAAGGGTTATCAAGAGGGCAGGCGTTTGGACGGTTCGCCAGACTATCGCACTGGCTGAAGTGGCAGACCTCGTTGTTGGCCCTGAAACCGGCATTATGAACGCTGTCAGCACGTTGAGCGTTCCCAAGGTTGTTATGTTGTCTCATTCAACGGTAGAAAACCTAACCAGAGATTGGAAGAATTGTATATCGCTGGTTCCATTGGGGTGTCCTTGTTATCCGTGTCACATGCTTCATCATAGCTTTGAATACTGTCATAGAGACGAAAAAACAGGGACGGCCCTTTGTCAATCCAAGATTTCTGTAGAACAAATGACCGCCGCTATTAATTTACAATTAGGGCGGGCGGTATATAAGGGGGCCGCGTAATGGCAACCGATTTAAGTATAACCGGATATACGATCATTGAAGACGCATTAAAGGAAATAGGTGTGCTGGCCGCCGAGGAAACAGCAAGCGCCTATCAGACCACGCATGGGCGAAGAATATTGAATATGATGGTCAAAGGATGGCAGGGTTCGCCCAATATATTTACATCCGGGCTTAAAATGTGGGCCAGGGAAGCCGCGTCACTTACCTTAAAATCTCAGATTTCTTATAGTTTCAAAGCGGCTGATGGGGACCTGGATATTGATCCGCCTGTAGATATACTTTCCGTGACACTGAAAGATTCAAACGATAATGAAACCGTTTTAAGCCCAATGCTTTTAGGGGAATATAAAGAAATTGGCAATAAAACCGAAACCGGAACCCCAACAAGGTTTTATTACGAAAAACTGCTCACGGAGGGTTTGTTTTATTTAAATCGTATTCCAAGCGACACAACCAGCACAATCGAATTCGTGTATTTAAGACCGCTCACTATTATCGAGGATTCAGACGATACCCCTGATTTTCCGCAACATTGGTATATGGCGTTGACAAAGAATCTGGCAATTAATCTTTGTCCTTCTTATGAAGTGACTCCCGATAGAGAACTCAAAGGCCAGGCGGCGTATTGGCTTGCCATAGCTCAAACGGTGCATCCGGAGAACGCGAACATTTATTTTGAGCCAGGGAGGGATTAACAGGTGAAAAATTCAGACCGAAAGTATCTTTTCAGGGTGGCTGCTATGCTAGATAGCGCGAAACGCATAGAAATAAATGATGAGGCCGTGCCAGAATTAAAAAAGTTTATACAGATTAGTGATTTTTTAGCAACTCGAATTGCCATTAACTTAAAAACGATAGCTCGAAGATAATATGAATCTTCCTCTTTTATCCGAAACAGGGGCAGAAGGCCGTTATCCCGTCAATTATTATTTAGAGATTGAGACGGAAGACGGGCAGCCCGCCCTTGTGGGTACGCCCGGGACAAAGGTTTTTGATGTTGCCTGGGCTGAACTGGTCACCAACGGAACTTTTGATAGCAATATTACGGGCTGGAATAACGATGGGGTTGCCCCTTACGAAACGCTTGAATGGCAGAGCGGAAAACTGCACGCCGTGAATACCACTAACACTGGTTTTGTAAATTCAGACGATAACATTTCGGTTACTGCTGGAAGGCTTTATAAAATTACATTCGACCTTGACATCTCTTCCGGCCAGGGGCCGGGCTGTATTATGGCAAGGGCTATAAGGGGCGACAGACTATGCACCATGTTTGAGATTGGTGATGGTACAAATGGCTCTCATGTCTTTTACTGGACTCCGACAACCACAGAGAATGTGCTTTTTGAGGCTGTTGTAAATCAGAACTCAGATTTCACCCTTGACAACGTCTCCATTCAAGAAATAGTTACCGGTCAACCTGTTCGTAATCTTAATGTTATGGGTGATTATTTATATGTCGTCTGCGGGAACACCTTTTATCAGGTGGATTCAAGTGGAGCGGCTACCAGTAAAGGAACGATTAATTCTACCACGGGTTATGTCTGGATAGAAAATAACGGCCTTCAGGTGATGGTTGTAGATAGCGTTACCAACGAAGGATATATCTATACCCTGTCCAATGACACCTTTGCGCAAATTACTGACGCTGATTTTCCAGGTGCGGGAAGTCTGACTTATCAGGACGGATATTTCATAATAACACAACCGGACACGGATTATGTTTTTCTTTCAGATATTAATGACGGTACAAGTTGGGACGCTTTAAAATATGCCGCAGCCGAAGGAGACCCCGGCAACCTGGTAGCCGTGCTGTCAGACCATCGGGAACTGTTTGTGTTTGGGGAAAACGCTTCTGAGGTCTGGTGGAACTCCGGGGCTTCATATCCTTTTGACCGCAGGGAAGGCGTTTATCTTGAAGTGGGATTGGGGGCGGCGGCTTCACTCGCGAAAGTAGATAACTCGGTTTTCTGGCTTGACGACAAGGGCATGGTGCGCCGTTTACACGGTTATGACCCGGAATTTGTTTCAACCCGGCGTCTTGAAAAAATCATAGCCGGATATTCCACGGTAAGTGATGCCATAGGGTTTGGATACGTTGATCAAGGTCATTCGTTTTACCAGCTTACCTTCCCCACAGCCAACGCTACATGGTGTTATGACACGGCGACAAAACGCTGGCACGAGCGAACAAGCTATCCGGGAAGTAACCGGCATAGAGCGAATTGTTACGCTTATTTTAATCGAAAGCATATTATCGGGGATTATGAGAACGGAAAACTTTACGAATTAGACCACGACACTTACACCGACAACAGCGAAACGGTTCAGCGTGTTCATGTTTTCCCTAAAGTCAGGGCGGATAGATTTCATCGTTTAAGAATAAACTTCAAGTCAGGCACAGGGCTTGTTACCGGTCAGGGAAGCGACCCCCAGGCCATGCTCGATTGGAGTGATGACGATTGCCGGACGTGGAGTAACGAGCATTGGGCCGATATAGGGGAAATAGGTGAATACACCCGCCGTTCCGTCTGGTATCAGATGGGGCGGTCTGAAAGTGGATTTCGTAATTACAGGGTAACGGTAAGCGATCCTGTGGAACTGGTAATCAGGTCTGCCGACTTAAAGGCAACCCGCAACGGACGTAAAATATGACGACTCTTTTAGGAAGCCCGCCCACCAAGGCAGAATTTTTTCGAGGCAATACCATGTCTCGGGAATGGCGAGACTGGTTTAGCCGTTTAGCCAATGCGGGGATTGAAGGGGATAATCTTAATTTTACCGCATTTGATACTGATATTAACGATTTAGATGACATCGCAGACGGAACGAATTATGGCAGAATTTTAAATACAAATATTTCTGCGGGGCATATTGTTCTGTCAGAATGCACAGGCGACCTGGACGATATCGCGGACGGTACTTATGGCAAGGTGCTCTCAACGTCTATTTCTGCGGGTAGGATTGTTCTCTCAGAAACAGATGGTAGCTTGGACGATATTTCTGATGGCACCTATGGAAAGGTTCTAACGACAGATATTTCTGCGGGGCATATTATTCTTTCTTCTGTTTCGGGCGATGCTGATGACATATCCGAGGGCGCGACCAACAAGTTTGCGGGAGAATCGGGAGCAGATGTAACAAGTAATAATGCTCAAGCCTCCTCCTGGCTGACTGATGTGGCAGATATCGTTTTTGGCAATGATTCGATTACGCGACTGACAGACCTGGTTTTGGATAATCTCGCCGATGGCACCTACGGGAAAGTTGCAGCGACAGACATATCTTCAGGGCATATTGTCTTGTCTTCCGTTGAGGGAACCCTGGATGATATTGATGATGGTACTTATGGAAAAGTATTAGTAAATGATATATCTTCGGGACATATTATTCTAGCTGAATGTGAAGGCGGCCTGGACGATATCGCGGACGGTACTTATG